CCTGGCTCCTGAGCGCACACGGGGCTGCTCCAAGTGTATTTGTAGGGTTCCTCCTCTTCGGCGCAATAGGGGTCGCTCCACTCAAACTCATAGTCAAACAAGCCCACATTGGCGATACGGGCCATGGTCACTTCCTCGGTATCTTGGTGCAGGTTCTGGCGGAGGCCCGTGACCACGAACACACCCGGCGTGCTGTGATCGAGAAAGGCATGGAACTGGAAGTCCAGCTCTGCCGTCCCCGAAAGAACCGGCAGAGAGGCCATTTTCTGGTCTTCAATGCTGTGTCTTCTGTGACCTGCAAGTGTGCGCGTTTTTCCGTCCTTTTCAAACTTTTCAATCACATTGCCTTCCGAGTCGAAGATCAGCCCTCGTGCCGAAGGCGCGATGCCTCTTTGCCACGTGCCTATTTTCACTGTTTCGCTGAAGCATTCTGCGTATTCGTTCACAACATCCTGTTCGTAAACGGTGTCTGTGTCGATACCGTCATCCTTGCGGTTGGCCTTGACGATGGTGATTTTAGGGTTGCGGTAAAGTTGCCAATTGAGCCACTTCAGTAGTGTTTCCGAGGGATAGTACCCGGGGTAGGGTGTGGAATAGATGCAGTTGCTCACGGTGAGCCTCAGTATTCCAGCCACCGGTGGCATCGGTACGTATTCCCCTTGTTCCCTTTTCCTATATAGTGAAGGCAGGTGCTTGGGGCCATTTATTTCAGCTGCCACCATCGTTTGTGTGTTTGTGGCCCAGCCTTCAAAAGGTGTTGTTTCGAGCCCGTCATTGTAGTAGGCCAGCAGCATGTCGCTGTAGACTGCCGATCCTTCCACCCAATCGCCATTTCCTATATTGACAGGGTGGTGGCTGTAGTGGTTTAGGTTGCGGGTGTTGCGGTAGTGCATCAATACGTTTCCGTTTTCATCGACGAGCTCAAGTTTGACAGGGACATAAGCTCTCAGCATCCTTTCCTTCCAGAATTTCTTATATTTGTTCATTGTGTTGATGACGCTTTCAGTGAATGTGGTGACATTCCACTTCTCGTCGCCTTCGGCTGGATTCACCAGAAGCGATAGCAGCAGGTCGAGGTTGACCCTCAACTGGTATTTGTCACGCTCTGGAACAAGTGGAAGGTATCCGCTTTCAATTTTGAAAATATCAGAGGCCACAGCTTCGTCCCCATAAGGAGAAGCGACGGGCCAGCGCACATAATCATTGTATAAGATTCTCGTAGGAATCAGTGCAGGTGATTCCCGTTTTGTGGCTTTGACCCGCCATGCAATCCCCACTTCGTCGGATGAAGACAGCCCGGAGTGTGTCTTGAACATCTTGGTTCTTGTGCCATCTGGCAGGATGACTGTGTATAGGTCTATGTAAAATCCCTCGCTGCGTTCTTCTATGTCTTCGTCGTAGTACCACGCAAAAACCCTGTCGGATACTGAATAATTGAAGCGTTCGAGATTGATTTCCGCCAATGTCTCTTTTGCATCTTCCTCGAAAGCCACCTCAAACCATCCGAAAGTCTCGCTTCCTCTCATTGTGGCATCCGTCCCTTTCCATACAACTTCCTTCTGTAGCTCCTGATGGTCGCGCAGGTACTCGATGTCATAGATGCAAATCAGCCCGTTCTTCTGCATGATGCGCAATCCGAACGGGCGTAGCACGTCCTCAAGAACCTCGCGCTTGGTTGTCATTTCTCCAAACGATTCGCTGTCTTTCTTGAAGCGGTCGGTGTTGATGTATAGATTGTAGAGTTGAATAGGTTGATGTGTCGAAGGATTGAGAAGAGAATAAGCATAGCCGACAGTGCCATTGCCGAATCCTGTGGGAGCCAAAATATCGAGCAATATGTCCCATACGCTATGCTTGCCCGTTAGGGTAAATGGCCGCCTGTTGAGCAGGCCGAAGTCTGAGAATGTGAGTTCGGTGACATAGCCAGTTTTGAAGCTGTAGGGTTCCTCGTAGATGGAGTCGTCCAAATGACCCGCCCAATACGGCTTACCATCACGCCAGACCATGCAGCCCGCGTCGATGTTGTTCATCAGCTGCACCATTTGCCTGTCGCTCTCGTTCGACACCCTCAGCGTGCAGGTCGATGACTGCACAACGTCCATCTTATCAGTCTCTGGCCACTCGATTACGCACGGCTCGTCACCATCAAGCTTGATTTCTACGGGTCGCCCCACATAGTCGTTGATGTATATGTCGATTTTCCACAGCACATTTTTAAGGCTGTGGAACTGTGTTGTGTATGCGATTTGGTAACTCATTCCGACCGTTTGTATATGTTGTTTTGTTTATTCAATATGCCCACCAATTCGCGGCCCTTGATATGGAACTCCACCACCGAGCTTCCACCACCGCTGTCATCACCGAGCAGGCTGCGCAGTTTGTTCAATGGAGCAATCACTTCGGGGTTGTTGCTTGCGCCGCTGTATTCGCCCATCAGGCCGACTGTGGGGCCATAGACGAGGCCACCGTTGGCGAACTTGGGCAATGTGGCCAGCGTGGCGAGGATGGATGCAACGGCTGCTATTGCCAGGATGGGACCGACATAGGGAATGGATGCCATCGCGCTGGCTGCGCCAGAACCAGCCACCGCCGTGTTTCCGGCAACCTTTGACGCATCGTTGGCCAGCTGCTGCTGGGTGGCCGCATTGTCAGCCGCCTGCATCGTCTGTGTGGCCGCCGTGATGGTGTCGATAATCTCCACCACCTGCTGAAGGTTCTGGAACATGCTGATGAAGCCGTCCACCGTCTGCGTCAACGCGTCCCATGCGTTGTCGGTCTCGGTGAGCGCGCTATTGATGTCCCGGATGGAATTGCCGATGCCTTTGATGCCGCCCCATGCGTCGGTGAACTTGGGCATGGGTGTGGCTGCCAGTTCTTGGACTTCCTCAGTCACGCCTTCAAACTCATCTCTCAGTTGTTTCACGCGGGCAATCTCCGCGTCAATGGCTGGGAGTTGCTCTTTCGTGGCATGAAGGCGCATCTGTTGGAGTTGCTGGATCTGTGCGTTGTACATGGCCAATGTAGGGGCTATTTCCTGCAATTGGCCGGGTTCGATGGGCTTTAGTTCTGGTATAAGCTCCAGTTTGGCGCGGGCACCTACAATTTCGGCGTTTTGTGCCGCTTTTCCCGATTGGTTGGCCGCGAGGCCGTATGCCTTTGCCAAAGCGTTGTATCGGGCCGTCATTGCGTCCAATGTGGCCTTTTCTGCCTTGGCAGCCACATCGTCAACTCCAATCAGTCCCTCAACCTTCTTTTTCTGGTCGTTTATGGCCTTGCCGAGGTCGGCATAGCTCATTTTCTGCCAGCTGATTTGCTCATTATTTCCTTTAAGGCTGTTTTCAAGTTCCGCTGCGATTCGGTTGGCGTTGTTGAAGGCTTTCTCTTGTTCGGATTTCAGAACCTTGATTTTCTCCGTGTTTTCTTCTATTTCCTTACCTAATTCTTTGAACTCACGGGCTTCTGCTGTTGTGAAGGGTCGGCTCTCTATCTCTTTCCTCCTTCTCTTTTTCTCGTCGTTTTCAATCTCCAAATTGACAATTTGGCTCGAAAGAGCCTTGGCCTTGGCCTCATATCTGACTTGTTCGCAGTATATCTTACTTTTTTTGGTAAGGATGTCGTACCATTCTGCGGCGGTACTGTAATAGCCGAAAGACTCGCCGTATTTCTCGTTGAGTTCTTGGACGGCCTTGGTGGTATCTTTCCCCTGTTTCATAAGCCGTTCCAAATCGGAAACGGCTGTGTCAAGTTCGGCTTTGGCTTGGCCCACTGCACCTTTGACGGATTCGGTGGCTTCAGCCAATTCATCAGAAGCCTTGCCCGCTTCGCGGCTTTCACGGGCAAGTTTGACGACAACGGCAATGAGTGCCGCCACCGCCGATGCCACAGCAATGAAGATGTTGGCTTTCATGGCCGCGTTGAGACCATGTTGGGCAGCTGTTGCTGTCCGAGTGGCAGCGGTCATGGATTTGATTGATGTCACCAATGCCTTGGCTGTAGCGACACCTTTGCCAAGTCCTGCTACAGCAATTGAAACGCGGGCGATATTGTCAACCACATTCATTGCTGGAGCCGCTATTTGGCCAATGGTTTCCTTCAAATCCCCAAAAGCGTTGTTGACTTGAACGATGCGTCCGTAAGGTGTGGCGGCCATAGCCTCATTCATCCCGCCCACGCTTTGCTCGACCACTTCGGCCAATGTTGCGGCGCGTTCCTCCTCGGTACCGAACTTCAGGATTTGTTCCTGGGCCTCGGTGAAGGTGTAGCCGTAACGCGACAAAGCCCCGGTCTGGCCGTCGAGGACTTTACCCATCATGGTGGCGATTGTGACCGCTGATTCGGTGGTCGCATTATAGCCGTACTGCTGGGCTATCATGTCGTTCATCACAGGGATAAGGGATTCGAGGCTTTCCTTCTTGCTTAGGTAGGTGGCCAGTTCCTGGGCACCGCTCAGTTGCACCTCGTCGCCAACAATGCCGAGTTGCTGTTGGGCAGAGGCCAAATCTTTGATGGACTTGATTTCGTCATCCGTCGCGTCCATAGTGTTGCGCATCACCTGCTCCAACCGCGTTTCGGCTGCGGACTGCACCGCGTAGGCATCCGTGAGGTCGTGCATTACAGACTGGAGAGCCTGCACCGACGCGCTCACCTGCTCGAAAGCCTGCGCAATCTGGTTGCTGTTGATGAGCGACGAGTTTACCTTTCCGGCTTCATCGACCACGTGCCCTATGGCTTCGCGCAAATCGTCGGCATTGGCCTCAACAGTCTTGAAGTCGTCATCGATTTTGATTTTCAGCCTTACCGTGTTGTCTGACATGTATTTTGCTTTTTGTGGATTAGAAGAATATCATTGAAGCCCCTGCTCCTTCTTGACTTTCTCGAACTTTTCCCAGATTTCTTTTGCGCTGAGGTTCTCGGAATCGTCCTCGTTTTTTTCCCATGTGAAACGGAACACATCCTGCGGTTCCAGTATGTCTTTGCTGTAGGGCTGCAACATACAGGTGCATTGCAGCCGGGCGCGTTCCCACGCAGCCCGTTCGCGGCGTTTCTCTGCCTCTGCCCAACCTTCATACACCGCCCTGAACTCGGATGGGGTACACCGGCAGAAGTCGTCGACTGTCATTCCGATGCACCCCACCGCAGTTCCGAATAGGGTCAGGATGTCTGTTGTCCCGTTTTTTTTTCAGGGTCAGCGGGTTCCTTTTCCATTGAGGCGTAGAAGCCTGTGAGGGTTTCGGGGTCGAGCATGTCGGCAAAGTCCATCAGTTCTATGCCGAACTCCACGCCGTCAGCCTTCGACGCGCTGACGATGCAGCACCAAAGCAATGTGACCAGTTCTGCCACATCGGTCGGATCCATCTTGCTGACATCATGCCCGGTCTCGCGCTTGAAGCGCAGCATCGCGCCCATAGTGACGCGGCAAGGGTATTCCTTCCCGTTGATTTCGATTTTAGTCATGGCTTACCCTCCTTGTTATTAGCCGCCACCTCCACCGCCTCCAGCTGACACGGGTGCCACCGCGCCGCTGTTTTCAAAAGTGACGCTCCACTTTTCGTCATCATCAGCAGGGCCGTCGTGGTCGAGGCCAGTGATAATAAAATCACCCTCGTAGGCAGTTCCGTCGTCATCGCGGTATTTGTAACGCAGTTTAATGACTGATGCGCTAAGCCACAGAGTCTTTAGGTCTGGGAATCCGATTTTGGATGCACCGACAGTATCATAGACGAAGCCGTCTGCCGTGATGGTTTCCGCGAGAGACTTCGCATATTTCTCTTTCCATAAACGTGCGGTCGTTTCTTTTGTGGCACGTTCACCTGTCTCGGTTTTGTCGCTGATTTTGCAACCAGACGAGTAGCCGAGCGGCTTGAATGTCGATTCTTGCACGACACCCAAAATAAGATCTACTCCGTTTCTGTATCTACTCATTGTTGTCTGTTTTTAATTGTTCTTTAATAGCATAAATCCCATGACAGGTCACACAGCATCAATACAACGGCCACCGCAATCGTAGTGGTAATCCCCACTATCGCGATGTCCCCAAGTATCTCTTTCAAGCGTTTCCAGTTTATCATGTTCCTTGTTGTTTATAGAATCTTTAATCCGTATTTAATCACCATATAAACAACAATGACTGCCATCAGCGTCAGGGCCACTACCCATCCCGCTCTGCCGCCTTTGGCTGGAACCTCCACCACTTTATCGACATACTGCGTCTCGCGGATGGTGTCGGTCGTGTGTTCCAGCACCGTGTCGTGTACGATGCGCTCGCGCCAGATGGTACGCCAGCGGGTCTCGCGAACCAATTCCTGCGTCACATAGACAAAAACGCTGTCCACCACATATACGGAGT